GTACCGGACTCACCAACATCCCCGAAGGCACCGAGATTCGTACGGCCCCCGGTGGGGCCGGTAACCGTGTTGCCGTGACCAGTGGGTCCACCACGACATTGACCCTGCCCGGCTCGCGCCTGTTACGTGCGCACAACTCCCGGTACCAGTTCATCTCCCACAACTTCTATGCCAGCGAGGACCGCAACGCCATCTACGGTGTGAGCGGGGCTGGCCCGGCGTTCTGGTACGACGGTACCACGCTGGACTTCATCTTCACCGGCGTGGACGAGGCGCTGGAGAAGCCGCGTCACTTGGCAGTGCATCTTACCCGTCTGCATCTGGGCTACCCGTGGGGCGAGGTGTACGCCTCGGCGCCCGGCGACCCGCTGAATTTTGCGGGTGAGGATTTCGCGGCCACCTATGGCTTCGGGGACAAGATAACGGGACTGATGCCGGCCGCTGGCGACGTGTTGGCCGTGTTCACCGAGTCGGCCACGCACGCGCTGGCTGGTGCGAACGGTGATGACGCCAATCCACCAAGGCAGACGGTCATCAATCATCGCGTGGGCGCCATTGAGTACACCGTGCAGAATGTAGGCAACCGGCCCATCTTCACCAGCTTCCGGGGTATTGAAACGCTGGAGACCATGGACCAGTTTGGCGACCTGTTCACCGCCCCGCTGACCCACGACATTGCGCCGTTTCTGCTCCGTCGCTTGCAGACGGCAGCGGGCGTGGAAGCTGCCAACGAGTCGGTAGTGAACTCCGTGGTGGTGCGGAATAAAAACCAGTATCGGTTGTTCTTCGCTGATGGTTACGTGGTCACGCTGACGCAGGTGGGTCCAGAGCGTGAGCCACAGAACACCATTCAGCGGTACTACTTCAACGACGACCAGCGCCAGTTTGCGCGTGTGTTTGCCACCGCGTCGGGGGTAACTTCTGATGGTCGGGACCGGGCGTTCTTCTCCGTGGAAGAGCGGCCCAATGTACCCGACCCGGATGCTTTCCTCGTGACGTTGCCGGAAACTGATTTCGTCTATGAGCTGGACCGGGGGCGTAGTTTCGACGGTGGTGAGATTGCGTCGTACTTCACCATGACCCACTATTTCAGCCAGCAACAGCAGGCCAGTATGGTGGAGAAACGTTACAACGTGGTCCAGCTGCACGGGGAGTGCCCCGGCTATGCGGGTATTCGCCTGTCCCGGGCGATGAACTATGAAGACATGGACTTGCCCGAGCTTCCTCATGAGGACATTGCCATGGGTGCGCTGTCGCATCCGCCAGAGGACCAAGCCAAACCGAAGTACACCCAAGGCCGATTGTCGGGCCGTGGGTTCGCTGTTTCCTTGCGCGTCTCACACGAGAGCAGGAAGGAATTCCCGCACGCCATCCAGATGATTACGTTCTTGGATGACGCGCCCTTGCGCCCCAACAGGTAACCATCATGGCCAGCACAACAAAGACTCCCGAGACTGTCATCACGCCCCCGGCCTATGACCCGAAGGCTGGTCTCATGCAGAACCAAGTACAGACGGGTGTGGGTGGGAAGGCCAACCAAGACATCAACCTTGGCCTTAATCCGGGGCTGATGGATTACGCCACGGACGTGTACAACACGACCCCCTTCGGCAACCAGAACTACGATGTGGCGGCGGGCAGTTCCCGTGCAGCTCAAGCCCAAGCGTTCACGCGTAAGGCGCAGCAGGATGAGATGTCCGCGCAGCAGCTCAACCAGATGTTGGGCAGCAACTCGCCGTTGATGCGGCGTGCGGCACAACATGCCATGGCGGGCGCCGCTGGGCGTGGGTTGATGAATAGCAGCATCGCGGTCGGCAACGCGCAGGGTGAGATGATTGACCGTGCCCAGCCGTTCGCGCTGCAGGATGCGCAGGCCCACGGGAAGGCAGCGAGCGAGTCCCTTGCCAACCAGCAGGCAGCGGCCAACCTCAATGCCCAGCTGCAGACGGAATCCAGCATCTCCAACGCGGGCCTGATGACGCAGGCGGGCATGGCTTCCATGAACGCCCGCGCAACCCGTGACCGTGATTTCATACAGGGCGCACTGGGCGGCCGACAGGATGTGGCCCGTCACGCGTTGGGTATGGAGAACCGCGAGGACCAGCAGGAATGGCAGAAGATTGAGAACGACACCAACCGGGACTGGGGTACCAAGGAACGTGAGGGCGGGCAGGAATTCCAAGACCGACAGGCGCGTTTGACTGAGGCTTTCCAGTGGGGTTTGGGTCGGCAGGAAGCGGCCGAGCGTTGGGCCGAAGGCGAGTTGACCATCTTGGCCAACCAAGGGCTGGCCAAGTACAGCGCCATGGGCCAGATTGCCAGCAGTATCTTCGGCAACCCGGACCTGACCTCTGCGGAGCAAAACGCGGCATGGGAGAGTGCGAAGGTCATCATGGATGACACATGGGACCGGGCAACTGGACAACCCATTCCTCGGGGGCCAGCGGCTGACCAAGGCAACCCGAACGCCCCGGCTACGCCAGCTACGCCTACGACTCCCGAGGGTCCAACTGTGCCGCATGGTGTGAACGTGACGACCACGGCGCAACCAGCCTCGCGTGGTTCCACCACGCCTTCTGCCAGCCCCGCCACGGTGGCGCAGAACGAAGCTCTGGGGCAGACCTATGCTTCGGCCACCAACCCCAAGGCTGAGGCGACGACTGCCGCCCTGCCGGCGCTGACTTGATGCGTACCCGAATCGCCAAGTACAAGGACTTGTCGGCGGTGTGCCGGTATCTGACCGCCATGCACGAGCGCACGGGGTGGGATTTTGTGCCCATCAATCCGAAGGTGTTGCGCGAGTCGGTGGTCAACATGATTCGCACCCAGCACCTTGTAGACGTGTTGGTAGCGGAAGATGATGATGGGAATGTCCGTGGGGTCCTGTTGGCCAGTGTGGACCGGTTCTTCTGGTCCAAGGCCCACTATGCCAGCGACGTGCATTTCATCGCCGATGGTGGTGGGGCTTCTTTGCTGACGGCGTTCAAGGACTGGGCGCACCGCCGGCAGTGTACGTGCATTGTGATGGCGGTGGCCACTGATGACCCCCGCGCTGAGATGTTTCTGGAAGCGGGTGGATTTGAGCGCCGGGGTGGCGCGATGGTGTGCTTCCTGACTGACCGCCCCGAGGAGAAAGCAGCATGAGCTTCGTGAAAAAGGCCGTCAAGAAAGTGGTCGGCTTCGTCAAGAAATACTGGAAAGAGATTCTCATCGTTGCGGCGATTGTCTTCACCGCCGGCGTGGCGACTGTTGGTTTCTCCTACTTCGGTGCGGCTGCCGGCCAAGCTGGTTTCGGTGGCTTCATGTCGGCAGTGGGTAGCACCATGGTGCAGGGTGTGGCGGCCATCGGTAGCGCGGTGGGGATTGGTAGCGGGGCGGTTGTCGGCGGCGCGGGTCTTGGTGGTTCCACCGCGTTGGCTGGTACCAGCGTGGGCTTCGGCGCCGCTGCCGGTCTTGGGGGTGGCGCTGGTATTGGCGCGGGGTCGGCGGTAGCGGAAGCGAACTTGGCGGCTTTGGCGACTCCGACGGCCCCGGTTGCTGCGGGGTCAGGTCAGGCAGCGTTCAACTACGCAGCAGGTACCAAGATAGGCGCCACGGCGCAGGCAGTTCAGGCGGCTACACCCACGGTGTTGGCCAGCGGTGCGCTTCCGACAACCATTGCGACCACTGCTCCAGCTGCGACCAAGGGTTTGTCACTGGCTGGCGTGGGCAAGTTGTTGTCAGGCGTCGGCGCCGTAGCGGGTCCCGCCATGAAATACTATGGCGACAAGAAGGCAGCGGAGGCGGACTACCCACTGGCTTCGTGGGGCGTACCGGTGGGCCGGGGCGACGCGTTTTATGAGGACCCCGCCAACTACATGCCCGGAGCTGGTGCGGCTCCCCCCGTTATGCCGCCGCCGACCCAGCCCCCACTGGCTCCTGTTGGTACTGGGGCGTTGGCCCAACAGGCGGGTGGGGGTGTTGGTGTCCCGTCGGGGCAGCAACCTTTGATGTCGTTGATGCCATTCGGTCAGCCCATGGAGCCTGACCCCTTACTTGGAGGGCCTTCCTATGGCTGACGAAAAGCCACAAGCGAACCGGAATACCGGTGGTAATACCGGGCCGTTCTTTCCGGGTGAGGATGTCGATTCGATGTTCCTTAATCAACTCACTGCAGAAGCAGCGGAGTACATCCACGACACCGCGAAGGACGAAGTGCTGGAGGTGTTGAGCAACACCGACGACACGGCCGCGACCATCGCTGCGACCACGTACAAGATTACCCGTGGCTTGCTTGAACGGCACAAGGATGTGGGCTTGTCACTGGAGGCGGACCTTTCCCACGCGTTGGCACTGGGGTCGGAAGTGACCGACATGTTGGTAGAGATTGTCGAGGTCACCCAACCCAACGCGGCGTTCGACCCGCAGCGGTTGCGCGAGGAATCCCTGTTGCGTGCGACCGTCATGCACGGTGAAGAAGTGGAAAAGCGCGACGACCCTGACGAGAAGGATGCGGCCCGCGTCATGTACACGATGATGATGCAGGACGGTACCGTTGAGCAGGGCATGAACTATGTCAACAAGCGGTCCAGCGAGATGGGCCTGAACACCAACGACATGCTGCGTCGTGGTGTGGAAGGGCACCGCAAGCAGCAAAACCCCAAGAAAGACCCGCTGTCTGCTGCCGTTTCCAACGGCGTGCAAGGCATGGCTGAGCCGCCCCCGGCTGCGCCGCCGGCGGAAGAGCTGCCCTTGATGGGAGGCATGTGACATGAGTGACGACCGTTCTCGTAGGGAGAATAAGGGCGGTAATGCCGCCCTGATGGGTGCCGTTGGCGCCGGGTTGGAAGGGTTCTCCCAGTGGTATGACCGCGAGCGCCAGTTCCAAGCTCTGGAGTTGCGCCAGCGACGGCTGGAAGAATTGCAGAGGCAGGAACTTGCCCAAGGCGACCGGCGCTTGGACATCACCGAGGGGTTGGCCAACAAGGCTGCAGCCCGGGCTGATGCCATGAGCCTGACTGAGAAGAAAAACGCCTTCATTCAGGACGTGGACAGCTGGAAGTCGCAGTACATTGGCAAGGATGAGAAGTCCAAGCTACGAGCGGAAGCGTGGAAGCAAGCGTTCGATGAGGGCTTCCTGTTGCTGGATGACAAGGATGCCAAGGTCATGGCTGACCGCATCGCAGGGTCCTTTGGTGGGGCTGGTACAGCGGGCGGGGCGCCGGTGATTTCCGCTGATGAGATGTTGGCAGGGTTGGACCAGCTACGAGCGCGGCGTTCGGCGCGTGGACTGAGCGTGGAAGACATGCCCGACGATGTAATCTCCGGCATGATTGGCGGGTACAGCCTGATGGGTGGCGCTGGCGGCGGGGCCGGCGGGCCGGGTATGCCCGACCCTGTAGTGGAAGACCCCGAGGTTGCTGCAGCAGCTGCAGCGGAAGAGGTTGCTGCAGGGGGGCCTATGTACCCTCGTATCAGTCGTGCCCTGTATGGGGTTGGAAACGAGGGGGAGCTACACAAGGATTTGTCCGCGCTGATGGGGCCTGTTGTGGACCCGGTTTTGAGTGGGGTGGATGCGGTGAAAAAGAAGTACAAGGAGGAAGGGTTGTTCGGTGTTTTTTCGCCTTCTTACCACGAGATACCGACCGACCCTCGTGACAACGACCGCCTGAAGCTGCAGCCGTTCGATGCACCGTTCTCACTGTTCAAGACTCCGTGAGGTAGTGTAAGTGGCCGACCCACTTTCCAACTATGGCTCGTATGCACTGCCCGATTTTTCGGACCTGTTGTTCAGTGCGGCCGAGGACACGGGCTTGGATACGGACCTGCTGGCCTCGGTCATGGAAGCCGAAAGCTCGTTCAATCCCCGAGCTGTTTCCAGTGCGGGTGCCCGTGGCCTCATGCAACTCATGCCGGATACGGCTGGCCAGCCGGGTTTCGGTGTGGAAAAGTTCGACCCCGACTTGCCGCTGGATGACCCAACGGAAAATGTTCGCGTTGGTTCTCAGTACCTGAAGGGTCTGCTCAATGCGTTCAACGGTGACCTTGACGCCGCGTTGGTAGCCTACAACTGGGGTCCGGGTAAAGCCCAGAAGTGGGTGGCCAACGGCTCTGATTTTTCCAAGCTCCCCGCTGCAACGCGCAAGTACGTGAACGACATCAAGGGCAAGGTCGCGGCGCGGAAGCAGGCGGCCGGTACCACCCCCGCCGGTGCTTCCACCTACCAGCCCTTGGACCCGTGGGCGGATGTTTCTGCAACGGGTGCCGTGGATACGGCGCCCGTGTCAGGGTCAGTCGCCGTGGACCAGCGTAGGGCTGACATTGCTGAGCGGCGTGCGGCCTTCAACGAGCGTTTGCAGCGGGACCCGGAAGCGGCCCGGCTGAATCTGCCCACGGAAGAAGGCGACGAAGAGGAACCCATTGGCGCCGGCCAGTGGCTCAAGGACCAAGGCGAGTGGGCGGCCAAGGCGTTGTACTCCAGCGTGGTGGACCTCGGGTCTTTGCTGGCTGACCTCGCTGACTTCGGGATGGGACCCGACAGCGGCCTTACCGACCGGGTGTCAGCGAAGCTGGAGAACCACGCCAACCGGGTTCGCCAGTCCCTGCCCGATTACATCCGCAAGGACTTGGCCAACGAACTCATCACCACGGATGCAAACGGCGAGCTGGACTTCCACATGCCGAATTTGCGGCAGGTGGCCAACCTAGTGTTTGAGTCCGCCGCTCCGTCCGGGGCAATTGTTGGTGGTGGCAAGGCGCTGCTCAAGGGCGCGATGACCATCAACAAGCTGAAGAAGGTCATCAAGGCGTCACCCGGCGTGTCCAACGCCCTTGCCTTGGGCACCGCCAACAGCGCCTATGTCACGGCCGACACCTACACCACGGTGTACGACGACGTGAAGGAACAGGCCCAGCGCGAGGGCAAGTCGCTCAAGCAAGCCAGCGACGAAGCGGCGCGTGCGGCGTCATTGGCGGCCGGAATTATTGCCCCCTTGTCGTTCGCCACCGGCGCGGCTGGCGAGGGGTTGGCAGCGACCGGGGCCACCGTCTACCGTAGGCTGGCCAAGGGCTTGGCCTATGGCTCCATCACTGAAGCGCCCGAGGAATCCGGCCAGTACGTGGCCGAGGAACTGGGACGCGGCAAGTCGCTGGCGGAAATCGACAAGGGCAAAGCCTTGGAAGCGGGTCTGCTTGGTGCCCTTGGCGCCGGCCCGACTGAAGGCGTGCTGGCTGCGCTGTCTGGCGACACGGGTGCGCCGGCTCCGGTGGATGATGTTCCACGTGAAACACCATCCGGCCGCATGGAACAGTTGGAACTGTTCCCGAATCTCCCTATCGACCAGTTGCCAACGCTGCCCGGTGAGCCGCCCGCTGGCCCGCCCCCCGGCGCACCGCCCTTCAATCTGGAAGGTCCCAGCACCATGGAGCAGCTGGAGCTGCCCCTGATGCCGCTGGACCTGCAGGGTCCGCAGGGTCCGCAGGGTCCGCAAGGTCCGCCGGAACAACTGGAGCTGCCCTTCCCGACCCCGCCGAATCCAGCCATCGCCGCCGGCGTTGCCGACATGGAACAGGCGTTGGATGCGGACCCCAACTTGCCCAACGCAGCGGACGCGCTGAACGCGCCGTCCCCGGAACAGTTGGGTATGTTCGCTCGTGCCCGGGCGAAGTTGGATATAGAGCGGCGGGACGATGAGGATGAAGTAGGCGCCACGCCAGAATTTCTGGAGTTGGGTGAGCAGGACGAGGACCAGTTGTGGGAAGACCAGCAGGCGCTGATGAAGAACAGCGCCTTTGAGGCGGGCCTGTCCATCATTCCCAAGGAGACGCTGGCCTCGCTTCCCAACGTGTCGGTACGGGACGCGGAGGAAATCGACCGTAGATTACGCCCGACCATGCCCGACCCCGAGTTGCGCTCGTTGGTGGTTGAGCAGCAGCTGGAGGTGCTCTCGGAATATCGCGGCGAGTTCCCCAACGCGACCCTTGACGAAGCGTTGGGAGCGCCCCGCGCCACTGGCTCCTTGTCGGAAACGGAGGTTGAGCCTGAGTTTGAAATTCTGACCGACCAGTTCGGTGAGCAGGAAGAACCCCCGCAGCCCCTTGAAGTGGGGGAACTGGCCCCAGTTGTTGACCTTGTGCAAGCTCGGGCACGGGCGCAGGCGGGGGAATCGCGTAGTGAGGAAGTTGGCTCTACACCCAGCCCGGATACGGGCACGCCTACTGAAAAAGTCCATGACGAGCAGCAGGCAAGAGAAGACTACATGCGGGTTCGGGCGCGTTTGAATCCTGATTCCCTGCATGTCCTTGATAACCTGACTGCGAACGAAGTTCTGGCTATGGTGCAGAGGGAATGGGCTACGCAGGGTCAGTCTGGTAATCCGCGTAATCCCGCTGCTGTCTATCGGGCTGTCGCCGCACGGTTAAACGCTGCCGCTGCACGGGTAAACAAGGCCGCCACGGCGAAGCCGGCCGAGAAGCCGGCGAAATGGGACCCGCTCACGGATGACGGGTTCGCGCAGGAGATTATCGACGACGAGGGCGGGGCGGGGATGCGCCTGCTCAACGCTGGTTACACGGAAGAGCAAGCCGACGAGGTAATCACCAAGGTGATGTCGCGCTTTGTCGGTCGTAGGCTGCAGGAAGCCCGTGAGGATGGTACCCGGTCACGGATGCGCAACCTGCGCCAGCCGGATGAGGGTCAGCAACGGCTGCAAGTGACCCGTGAGCAGCCAGCCCGCAACGACTTTGAAGCGCGGCTGGAACAGTTCGCGGATGAGACAGGTACGCCGGCTGACTCAGCGGCAGTTGCTGAGGCGGTGCGGGAACCCGATGGCCCCAAGGTGCAAAGGGGCGACGTGCTGGACTTGGTGCACGGCACCGCCGAGGACTTCAACCTGCACCAGTTCCCCGCTGGCAACCGGGGGTCAGGGTTGTGGTTCACTGCCAACGAGACTTCAGGGACCCGCTATGCTCAGCAGGGCGCCGGCCCCCGCCCGCGTCGCATCGTCGCCCGGGTCGTGCCCAAAAACCCGCTGACCCTTGCGTGGCAGGACGAGTGGTTTGGCAATATGGCCGAGTACGAGCGGGTGGTGTGGGAGGCTCGTGAGGCGGGGTATGACCTGATTGCCTTTGTCGGCGTGCAGGAAAGTTTCGGCCCCGATGAGGGTGGTGCTCCCGGCCGTAGGTCCACTGAATCCCCGAGGCAGGGCATCCCGGGGGTGAACAACTATTACGTAGTGCTGGACCGTACCATCCTCTCGCACCGCCCCGGTGCCAACACGTTGGCATTGGCGCCAGAGCCAGAAACTGCCCCGGATGCGGGACCCGCGCCGGCACAGGCTGAGCTGGATTTGCAGGGTGGTGCGGGTGCTGCGCCTACCGCACGTACGGCACCGCCCATGCGCACACGCGGGCAGGCCGCCGCCGAAGCTGCCGCCCCACCTGCCCCGGCTCCCGCTCCGGCGCCAGAGCCTGCTCCCACAGCCCCCGTCACGCCCCCGGAGGACCTCAAGGGGCAGCTGCAGGCGGCCCGGGATAGGTACGCCGCTCGTCGGGCGCAGGTTGCCGCTGCAGCCGCTGCCAATGCGCCCGCCCCTGTCCCCGTTGGCACCAGTACGCCAGCCAGACCCGCCCGTGCGCACGTCTACTACCCGCGTAGGCGCCTGCAGCGGGCGATGAACGCGAGGTTCTCGGATAATAGGCAGGACCGGGCGTTCCGCGCCGGTATCACGCCGGAAGAGTTGGAGCGTAGGTATCGTGCGGTGGCTCGCGACGTGATGGCAGCGCCGCGTTTCAACACGCTCACCGAGACGCAGCAGATTCGCGAAATCATCGACCAGACGGTGCGTACCTTTGACAGTGGCGCCACGACCCGAGCGGCTCCCGCGCCGGCGCCTACACCGGCACCCACTTCCGTGCCCGCCACGCCCGCGTCTACCGGCTCCGCGCCGGAACAGCAGTTCACGCAAACTGTGCACAGCACGATTCGCGATTTTACGTTGGGGCCGTCTTATGCGTCGGACTTTGTTTCCGGCTTGGTGGCAGCGGGGCGTACGCTGGAGGAAGCTGCAGCGGAACTGGGTTTGCCACCCCCCACAGGTACTGACCCTAATGATTTTTGGGGCGGTACGCTAGGCCCAGTAAACGTCACCCGTGTGGCTGCTGACCAGACAACCACGGCACCGGGCGTTGCGGGGCGGGTGAACCAGACTTCCTACTACATCATCACGTTCTCCAACGGGGCCAAGGTAGCCCGCATCGGTGGTACCGGTAGCATGAATCAGGCGCTGCCGCGTAACCAAGGACTGGGTAAGCAGCAATACGCAAACTTGCTCACGCACCTATTTGAAAATGAAGGCGTGAGCATCCTGCTGTCGGATTCCACCAACCTTCCGGGGTCGGCACAGTTGTACGCGGCTTTGAAAGTGGCCGGGTGGGATGTGGTCGCCAACCCATCCAGCTATGAAGTTCAGCCCGGCCACCCTACCACCACGGTTTACCCGCGCTTGGGTAACTGGAACTTCGCCGTGGTCAGCGGGCCACCCGTGCAGCCCCAGCTGCTCACCTCGCGAGCCTATGGGGCTACCCGTGGCTCGCCGCTGGCTGTGGTGCGCGGGACGGCCGCTGTACCCACGTGGCCGGGCAAGACTCCTGAAGCGGCAGAAACCGCTGACACCGGGCCGCCCACGGACCCGACGCAGCTGGAGCTGTTTCCCGGTAGCACGCCACCGCCGGCGCATGCAGTGGCGGCGCCCGAGGCTACAGGTGCCCAGAGGACTGACCCGACGCAACGGTCATTGTTTCCCCTAGATACCCCGCAGCCGGTGACGACCGAGGAGATGGATGAGGCGCAGAAGTCTGACGCCACCGCTGCCGACGCGACGTTAAGGGGCGCCCCCGCTCCCGCCCAGACGGTAACGAATACTTCACCCGATGCGGTGGACCCTGACTCGCAGGAGAAACTGGCCGAGGCGGAAGATAATCTCACCGGTGCCAACGATGGCGGTGAGGGTGGTGATGGCGGGGATGGTGGTGGCCGTGGCCCGGATGACGCCAGCGAGTCCAGCGACATGCCCGGTGACCGCGAGGTCTCTGAGTACCAGACCAATCAGGCCCTCAATGATGTCATCGACGCCCACTCAGGTCGGTGGTCAGATGTCTGGCACTACTGGTTTGCCGGCTCCACCAAGGCGCGTGGCTACCATCGCGGCCAGCGGGCTACCCCCGAACAATCCACGGCGCGTGGCGACGTGCTTGCACGTAGAGCCTTCCGTGAAGAACTGACGGCGTGGAAGAATCGCCGGCGCCTTGCGGAGAAGAACGCCCGGGCGCAGGGGCAGCAAGACTTCCAGTTCACTGAACCCCGGCCCTTACTGCCCAGCCAGCGCCGCGAAGCCAACGACGCCGGTGAGTTCAACTGGGATGAGTTCCGCACCTTGGTCAAGCGTGCACTGGGGCGCACCAAGGTCCGGTGGATGGAGCGTTTGGTGGACCAGCACTACTCCATCAAGCTGATTCAGGAAGTGCTGGCCGACGAGAACGGCTTCGTGAATTCACCGGTGGACCTGTACGAGTCACTCACTCGCATCGGTTCCAAGATTGACGTGCGGGTGAAGAAGTTCCAAGGCAAACAACAACGTGCCATTCAGGACGTTGCCAACACGATGGGAGCGACCTTTCAGGAAGTAAACGACTTCGCCGCCGCCCTGCACTCACTGCAGCGCAACGGCTACATGTTCCGCCGCAACTTGGAACAGGGGCTGGTGCCGCACGCCTATGACCCGGACCCGGACAACGACGTGGTGGGATATTCCGGCATGTCCAACAAGCAGGCCCACGACCTGCTGACCAAGATGGAAGAGCAGTACGGCCGGGAGAATCTGGCCGCTCTTGAAGATGCCATCTTCGACGCTGCCCAGTTCGTTCGCGCCGAGTTGGTAGCCGGCGGCCTCATTGGCGAGACGCAGCAAGGCAACTGGCACCCGCACCCCAACGGCGACACGTACATCCACGACCGCTACAAGGAGTTGCGGGATTCGCAGGGCTACAAGGCGGCGATGGACCCAACCAACTATGACATGGCGCGGATTCCGGCCAAGGATGTACCGGGCGTTGACTACACCGAGGACGAGGCCAAGAACGCCACGTTGATGGACACGCTGCACAACATCACCTATGTGCCGTTGTCCGACATTCGCACCCCCGGCGTGGTTGAGACCATCCGCCAGCAGCTGATGGCCAAGGCTGGCGCCAGCTTCTACTCCGAGTACGACGTGTGGGGCGACGACATTGGCAAGGCGTATGGCCGGCAGACCTCTGGTCCCGCCTTGTCGGCAGTGACGCACCTGCTGCAGCACGGCCAGCAGGCCATCATCCGTGGCGTGCACAACACCGAGCAGGGCGCTCGCATCCGTGC